AATAGCAAGAAAACATTCTTATAATTTTCTTGTGACAACTTGAGAGGTATTTTATGGTGGGATCAGGCGCATTAGTTTCGACCGATTCTTATTTAGCAGTTGGCAGGGAAACAGCTTTAGGAACAGCAGTAACTACAACCGCAAATTTTTGTTTTCTTAGCAATTCTTTTAAGACAACTAAAGAAGGAAAAATATTAGAAGAAATTTGCAGAAATAGAACTTATGGAAATAGAATTTCTTTAGGTAAAGTAGTTGAAGGTGAATTTGAAGCTTATTATTATCCAACCGAAGACTCTTTAAATTATATTATTCAAAATGCTTTTGGTGGGAGCGTTTCGTCTGCAACCGTAACAGCAGGCGCGGCATATACTCATACTTTTCCGATAGGAAATATTGATGCTCAAACATATAAAGGTTTAACCTTTAATGCCAGGAAGGGAAATTCTACTAGTGGGAAAGTTTATCTTTATAATGGTTGTCGAGTTGGCGAATTAAGTTTTGCTGCTGAATTAGATGACGCTTTAAAGATGAATGTAAGTCTAGTCGGCCTTGATTCAACCGTTGGCGCAGATGTTTCCAGCGTGTTTACGATCACTACACAAAAAGCACCTCTTGAATTTGTAAGCGGAAGATTAAGCGTCGAGGGAACAGTTGGTTCATTAACCTCATCTTCATACTGGCACGTTCAAAACTTTAATTTTAAATTAGCAAATAGCTTAAAAAGTGATAACGAATCAAGAAGAATTGGATCAGATATTCTTCAAGTGCTTCCAGTTGGAATTGCTACATTTGAATTAAACGCCACAATGAGATTTGATACGTTGACGGCCTATGATGCTATGTTGGCAGGTACAAAGTTGAGTGCAGAATTTGAATTTTTAGGCGCAACACTTGCCGGATCAGCTACAAGACAAGGAATCAAAATTGTATTCCCGAAAGTTTATATTAAAGATGCAGGCGATCCAGAAATTGGCGGGCCTGACGAAATTTTAGTAAGTGAAGTTTCATTTGATGTTTTAAGAGACAATAGTTCTATTGCTGGTTATGCGGTTCAAGCAATGATCACCAATGGCACGGCCTCTTACTAGGAGTAAAAATGTTTTGGCCATTTAAACGAAAAAGTATTGAAGATCATTTGAATGCAACAAAGACAATTAAGGTGCATTCAATGAAATTTAAGATTAAAAAAATAAATGTTTTAGATCATTGCACTGGTGCAAAGGTTGCTGCTGCTGTTTTTGATACCTATCAGGTTGGAAATAATCCAGCAGGCGAAATAAGCACTGAAAGAATAAAATCACAATACATAGACGTTTTAATGGCCGGAATTGTTTACCCAGAATTTAGTAGAAAAAAAGAAGATGGAAAGATTCTTATTGATAATCTTTTAAATGATTGGGATTTGGCAATTAGTTTGTACTCTGAAATCATGGCGTACACATACGGAAAAAAAAACTTATCCCTACTCACCTCGCAAGGCAAAAAGTCTTAGATATAGACAGAATTGCGACTAGATATCATGTCTTACCATCTTCAATAAAAGATTTAAGTATTAGCGACTTCGTTTTCAATTGCTTGGTCATAAACATTGGACTAGAGGAAGACGAAAAAATAGCAAGGAAGGCTAAAAATGGCAGACAAAGAAGCCACCCTATTATTAAAGATAAAACAAGCAGGTAGTGAGGCCATAGGCGGCGTTACTAAAATGCTTCTTAATCTTTCTAATGCTATTAATGTAGGAAAGGCCGCATGGGGAGCATTGAAAGCGGTTGGTGAAACCGTTCTTGGAGCGTGGGGGGAACAGGAAGACGCTATAAATTCCCTTAACCAAACCATGGTTCAAAATGGAATTTATTCAAAAAGTTTAAGTAAAAGTTATCTAGATATGGCGACTGCTTTACAGCGAACGTCAACTTTTGGCGATGAACAAATTATACAAGCTCAATCTTTATTACAAGCTCAACTTGGTCAACTACCTGTAACCGAGGGATTAGTAAAGGCTACTCTTGATTTAGCAACTGCTAAAAAAATGGATTTATCAAGTGCTGCTGATTTAGTTGGAAAATCTATAGGATCGGAAACCAATGCTCTTTCGAGAAATGGAATCGAGCTAGAAGCTGGTGCTTCTAAGAGTGAAAGGCTTGCGGCGATTACCCAACAATTAAATAATAAATTCGGTGGTCAAGCGGAGGCAGCAACGAAGGGCATGGGTTCATTTACTCAAATGAATAATGCTATTAGTGATTTGTTTGAAATTATCGGAGGAAAACTTTTTCCAATAATTGCACCTGTAACAAAAGCAATCACGGACATGGCCTATGCTTTAAATGATTCTGCTGACACTACAACGACCATAGGAAAGGCATTTGCTTTCTTATCGGACGCTTTCACAGTCACAAAGGGTTCATTTGAAATATTTTTTAATGTTTTAAAGAAAGGATTTGAGGAGTTATACAGCGTAACCAAAGGGCCTATTGATTCCGTTATTGGTGCGGTAATGGATTTGGGAAACGATATCAACGAAGCATTTGTTACTGCTTTCAAATATTGGACTAATGACGCCAATGTAGCGACTAACGAGGTCTCTAAGATTTTAAAAGAAGGTTCCGACAAGATAAGTTCTGATCTGAAAACAAACGAAGAAAAAAGAGTTAATGAATCAGAAGCTTTAAGAAAAAAAAACGAAGAAAATATAAAAGCTTCAAAGGTTAGAGAAAATGAAATCATAGCACAAGATAATCAATATAAATTAGAAAGTTTTAATTCAGCAAAACAAACTGAAATAGAAAATCAGCTAGCTATGCAGCAAATGGAAGACGATGCAAAAAACAATCAAAGAGCAATATATACACAAAAACAAATAAATGACGAAACAAATAAGACTGAAAAACTTCGCATGATGCAGACTAATCAAACCGCTTTTGAGGCAGCTCAAAGCAAGGTCAGATTAGATGCGGCAATTCGAGAAGGTAATTTTAAAAAGATAATGGCCAGTGAACAGGTTGCCACTCTTCAAAGTACATTCTCACAAATTTCTACAATGCAAGACTCCCACAATAAAGCAATGGCAACGGTTGGAAAGGCGGCAGCGATTGCGAATATTATGATCAATACAGCACAGGGTGCAATGGCCGCCTATTCATTAGGCCCCATACTTGGTTCGATTCTAGCACCACTTGTAATTGCAGCAGGCGCGATGCAAATTGCAAAAGTATCAGGCGTTCAACTAGCAGAGGGTGGAATTGTTAAAGCTCGTGAGGGTGGAATTCAAGCGACAATCGGTGAGGGTGGACGTGATGAAGCCGTTATACCTCTTGATCGTGCTGGTGGAATGGGAACTACTGTAAATATTTATTCTTATGGCGGACTATTAGGCAACACTCAAGAGGCAAGAGAGTTTGCCCTAGCAGTTGACAAAGAACTTTTAAAACTAAGACAAGGTAATGAGTCACAAGCGTTTGACTCAAGTATAACATAGGTGGATCGATGGATTTTTTAGTAGGAAATTATTTAAATACAACCACAATGATAAGCGTTGATAGTGGAACACTTACTTTTTCAAATCTTTTTAATCCAGACAAAACAAAACAATGGGTATCTTCTGGCTACAATGATGATACTGCTACCGAAATATTAACTATTAGTTTTTCCCAAACCTTAACGGTAGATCGAATAGGAATCAAAGAACATAACCTAAAAGAATTTAAAATTTTCTATAATGGAAATACTGCAACGACATTACCGCTTGCTTCTGGTGATACGACCACAATTTCATACACTGGTTGCTCGGAAACATCACAATTTTTCAACATAACCCCAACTGATTGCACATCGGTTTCTCTTTATATGACAAAAACCCAAACCGCTAACAGCGAAAAGGCTTTGGGTTATCTGTACGTAGGCGAATCATTGTTAGAACTTCCTAGAATTCCATCAGCAAAAAATTATAAGATTGCTAAAACTACAACTAGAATAACTCACACCCTTTCAGACGGTGGAAAACGCTTACAAAAGATTTCCGAAAAATGGAATGTTCAAATTAAGTTGAATAATTTGTCAGATTCAAGCGTAAAATCTTTAGAAGATGTTTACGATAGAAAAGCACCTCTATATTTTTCTGCACTTGGAACTACTACTGGCTGGAATGGTGTTTTATTCGAAACAGTTTGGGAAGGTGACTTCGGATTCTGGGAGTATTCTGATAATGCGATAGATGCCGGACATGATGGAAATATAAAACTAAATGAATGCCCATGGTGATTAAATGACAATTGAAAATGAAATTAAAAGCAATAATTCAAAAGTTTTTAGAAGGGCATATCTAAAAAGAAGACTTGCTACTTCTGGTTTATTTGAAACAGATTGGCAAGAAATTACTTCTGATGTCCAAAAATGGGGTAAATTTAGCACGGCCCTAGATAATGTTCGGGTTAACGTTTTTAAATTTTCTAACGTTTCCATGCAGCTTTCAAATTATACTGGGAAATATAATTCAGCGGATGATCAATCATCAATATGGTACGGATACGCTGGCCAACAAAGAACACTTCTAAAAGTAGAGGCAGGGTTTACTGAATCGACATTGGGAGCTAATGGAATTTGGATCAATAACGAATATCCCACATCATCTGTTATTTTTACCGGAGTTATTTCTGGTGACATGAATGTAACAAGTGAAAATCAAATTAATTTAAGCGTTAAACCGTTAACTCAAGTCTTTGTTGATTTCGCTGCAAAGAATCTTATCTATCCAGCATTACCGACCGGAGGAATGGCGGCCAGTGCTTTTATAGAATTACTAAGAGATCAAACCGATGGAACAGGATTTTTTGTCTTTCGTCCATTCTTCGGTGATACGACAACCAATTGGGTTATATCAACAACAACGGCAAATTATGGTGCGCTAAATCCATCACAAGAAAAAGGTGTTTATGGCAAAAATGTTTGGGAAATAATAACCCAACTTGCAGAATGTGAAGGCTTTGCTCCGTACGCAAGCAAAGACGGTAAGTTTTATTTTACACCAAAATCAGCACCCTCGGTAACCGCTTATGAATTTTTTGGAGTTGGAAGCTTTGACACCAACTATGGACATACGGTTAAAAAAATAAATAATTACGGAAACAAATATTCTAATTACTACTCAAGGGTTGAATTAAAATTCAATGACGATGATACTTTTACTTCAACGGTTGTCAAAGAAGTGGCCATGCAAGTCGCTGGTGGAAATGATGCCTGGAATTTAGGGCAAAGAACTTTAAAAATAGAAAATCTTTGGCTTGATAGCACTACTGCAAATACACTTGCAAATGATATTTTTACAAATGTTTCTTCCCTTCAAAGGTATGTGCAATTCACGACAACTTTTATTCCACACATAGAGTTATTGTCAAAAGTAAAAGTTAGTTATGACTCATCAGAAGTTGATCCGGTTTCTTTATGGGATATAGCCGATTGGGATGAAATGGTCTGGGACGCCAACATTGGTAATCCGATTAAATTAACTAACAAAGAAACGACATGCTTGTCGGTTGAAATAGATTTAGATAAACTTGAAACAGTATTTACAGGATCGGAGGTTTAATTGCCAACAACAATCACAACATACAATAGTTTCGCAGCAGGGACAAAAGCAAGGGCGAGTGAGGTTAACGTTAACTTTTCAAATCATAGAGGTAATCTTTTACCGATTGAAGAGGCAACTGCCACGGCATCACACAACACGCATGATCTGGGAAGCCTGTCACATCAATGGGAAAATTTATATTTGCATCAATCGCCTTATGTTGACGGTTCACAATTAACAGTCACTCCGGTTGGGGCAATTTTGCCCTATGCTGGATATTCTGCGCCGACCGGATTTTTTGTTTGTGATGGTTCAGAAATCAGCAGAATAACATACGCGGCCCTTTTTTCAGTTATTGGAGAAGGGTACGGTGCAGGAAATCTATCAACAACTTTTAATATCCCAGATATGAGAGGTAGAACCTTTAGGTGTGATCAAGGGACAAGTGGCAGAGACCCAGACTATTTAACTAGAGTTAGCTCGCTATCATCACTTTCAGCAACTGGTGCCATTACTCTCGGAACAACCACAATATCTAGCTTGTCGTCAACTTTTATTAATCGCCTCAAGGTTGGTTTTAGGTGTTGGGGAACAGAAAATCAAACCACAACCACGGCCAAGGTTTATGGTAACTCAATAACTGTATCAAGCATTCCGGCCGCCGTTATCGCAACAGTTTTACCAGGCTTTCTAACGTGGAGTCATGCATATTCAACCGCCACGGTAGTTAGTGTTAACACCGCAGGCGCAGCAATGACTTTAGATAGAAGACCACTTGCGTTTGTTGGAACATTTACAACCACTGCCACGATTGTCTTGAGGACTATAGATATTCCAACCAGCACAATTGTTTCAATAAATACCGCAGGAAGTTATATAACTTTATCCTCAACAATAACCTCGTCGACTATTTCAGCAAGTTTTAGTGTTGACAATGGTGCTTATATTGGATCGTATCAAGAGGGTGCCGTTCAAAGGCACAACATTGGTTCGTCTTTTGATAACACTGGAATCAAACCATATTCGACAAAGCTTACATTAAGAGGCCAGCAAAACACATACACGGCTGGTTCTAACTATGGCGCAATTCAGGCCATACTTGATACATCAACCGCTTATTTTGACGGATATATTGGCGGGGAAAATTCACTTGTATTAATAAAAGATTCTATAAGCGGAACATTTTATGATGGATCAGAAACTAGAATGAAAAATTTAGCGGTAAATTGTATTATTAAATATTAAAGAGGTTTTTATGTCACATCATTATTTTGAATATGAAGAGTTAACCAAGAAATTTATAGGCAAAGGATTATGTCAAATTGAACCTATAACAAATCAACCTATATATCCCAAAAACACAACAACTATAGTTCCTCCAAATTTTGACATAAACAAAACTCCTTATTTTATTAACAATGAGTGGGTTTTAAAAGATTCATCAATACTAAGGAAACAAAAAATAAGCATGGTAAATATCGATGGAATACCTATCTATAAGATTGATAAAAAAACAAATGAGTTGGTAGAAAAATCACAGGTTGAATTATCTGAAGAGAAAGACAGGATTTCTAAAGAAATTGAAAAAATAAACGCAACAAAGGAAATTAATGTATTAAATAACTCTATAATAAAAAGGGTTATATCGGCAAACGCTACAAAAGAAGAGGCCGATCTAATAAAATCATACGAAGCTATTTTAAAAACTTGACGTTTTGTTTTTAATCCACCCATAATTAATAAATGAGCTTTTCTAAATTCATCTATAGATCAAAATACAAATACGGAAAGTATTTAAATCTAAAATCGCCACTCGATGTTACTCTTGAACTATCTTCTTTATGCAATCAAAAATGTCAGTATTGCTATCACGGACAAGACGAGGTTTCTTTTAAAAAAGGCGTGATGGGAATTGAAACGGCGAAAAGAATATTAGACCAATCAAAAGAAATGGGTGTTAGTTCGGTCAAACTTAATTGGCGAGGCGAATCAACCATTAATCCTAACTTTTATGCAATAACAAAACATGCCAAGTATTTAGATTTTATTGATAGGATTTCTAATTCAAATTTTAACTTTAATCCAAACAAAGAAGACATATTTCTAGCTTTCAAAAATCAAACAAAGATTAAGATTTCATTTGATAGTTTTGACAAAATAGTTTTTGTGTCACAGCGATATGGATCAGACTTTGAAACGATTCTTAAAAACATAGACACTTTTTATAACAAATATATTACCGATGAAAACGAAGTTATTATTCAAATGGTTCGTACTAAACTAAATGAGAATGAAGACCTGGAAACGCTTGCAAAAAGTAGATGGCCCAACGTAGGCATATCGATAAGGGATTGTGTAGGGAATAGGGCAAGTGGTGCCAGTAATTTGTCTAAAGATATTCCAAAGAAGAGAGTGCCTTGCTATCAGGCATTTGCTAGATTGATTTTTGATATAAATGGAAATGCTACTTGTTGTTGTCCAGATGTTGATCAAAATTTTAACTTTGGAAATATCTGGAATAACAAAATAACAAATAGAAGCGGAATTGAATTAAAAGAGATATGGGAAAACCATCGTCTAAATGAATTAAGATGCGATTTAATGGATGGTTCTGCTTTTGATTTATACAAATCATGTTCAAATTGTTCATCACTAGAAAGTTACGAAAATTACAAATATTCATGGGATTCATAAAATGATTAATGTCGCAATTGTTCTTTGTACTCGCACCAAATCAAGCAGAATTAAAGAGAAGTGTTTTTACAAGTTTGAAAACAAGGCCGTTATTGAACATTTGTTGGACAGATTGAAAAACTTTTGTGTGTTTATTGCCCACCCTACCGAAGATAATGGCCGTTATGATTATTTAAGCGATCTGTACGGAAATATTCATATGCATTCAGGTTGCAATGATCCGCTTGAAAGAATGGCAAACGTAGTTAAGAAACATGAAATAAAACACGTTATAAGAATTTGTCATGACAAAATATTTGTAGATGAAAACTTAATCGGTCTAGCATTAGATGAATATTTTGAAAGCAAAGTTGATTATCTTTATTCCCAACACTTCACCGAAGGATCAGGGTTCGAAATTATATCAGGTCAAAAGATTATAGAAGCGTCTGAAAAGTTTAAAGATTGTGAATACATTTCATATGCGGTTAGAGAAATAACCGACAATATTTGCATGTTCGAAGTTCCTGAAAAGTACAGGTCAAGTTATCGTTTGTTAATAGACTATCCCGAAGACCTGGCATTTATGCGACAAATACCAATGAATTTAGATTTGGTCGGAGTGATTAACCACATTTCATCTAATGAAAAACTTATTAAAATAAACAAGCTTCCAAGATTAACTATTTACACTTGTGTTTATAACGGTCAGAAGTTTATCGCTGAATGTATCCGCACAGTTTTAAGACAAAAGAATTTTAGAGAAATGGAATATATAATTATCGATGATAAATCAACCGATGATACTTTAAGCATTATTAAAAACACAATTAGTACATACAAAAACGTAAGGGTGATTAAAAATAAAGAAAATATTGGCCTTGCCGCATCTTCTAACATCGCACTCGAACAAGCGAAGGGAAGATACGTTTTAAGAATGGATGCTGACGATTATTTTCAATATCAAGATTCTGCATTTACAATTTTAAATTATATTTCAAAAAAAGGTTACGATGCTGTCTACTGTGGTAATCAAATTCAAAAACCAAATGAGTTTCATCATATTGGTGGAGCGATATTTAATAGAAAGGAAATGAATTTCATTAAATTTTCTGAAAAACTTCGTGGGTATGAGGGTTATGATTTCTTTTTAAGGGCAAAAGACAGAATTAAGATTGGATATTTCTACAAACCTTTGTGGTTTTATAGGCAACATCAAAACAGTATGAGCAATACCAACTTAGAAGAAAGAGAAATATTAAAAAAAGAAATTGAGGAAAAGCATGGAGCGTAAATGGCCTAACATATCTTTGATTAATTTAAAGAATAATTTTTCTTCTGGAAACTGGAACGATTTTTTAAACACCTGTTATAGAAATAAAGATATTGCTTCAATTAAAAAAGCTCTTTACGGCATTCAAGCAGACATGTCCGACCTTGCTAAACAGGACTTAAATCCTCCTGAAATTGTCAACCTATTTTTGAGACTTCAAAGATCACTTATTGAAACTGCCAGGAAAATAATTAAAGTAAAAATTCCTTCACCGCTTGATAATTCTGGAAACAATGTTTTGTATCAAGAAAACCTTGCTCAAAAAATGAATAGAGGTAAATTATCTGAAATTGAAAGGGCAAAAATGGATTTTAAAAAGCATTCTGAAATAAAAAGAAAGCGCGATATTGAATTTGATTTATTTATTAAAGAGAGTAGTTTCTAATGGCAAAGCTTATAGTTGATTTTGGAAATTCGCACTTTGGCAATTTGGATATGGCCAAAGAATTAATTTACGAGGCAAAAAATAACGGTGCTGATTTGGTCAAGGGACAATTGTTTGACTACAAAATAATTAAAGGATCAATGTCTAAAAACTTTTATCGTGATTGTCAGCTAAGCGAAAGCCAAGCTTTGGAATTGATAGATTACGCCGACAAAATAAACATACCTTTATTTTTTTCTATTTTTTGCGAAGGTTTTGGAAACGTTAGAGCAAGACAAAATTTTAATAAGCTCGCCGCCGGCCAAACCAGCAATATGACCGATCGGGAAATAGAAGTGTGTGACCAATCAAACTATTTTATATCAATGAAAAATGGTCGCGCTGAATTTCCCAAATTACTAAATGCTTGCGCTTTATACGCGAGCGATTACTTACCAGAAAAAACAGCATTGCATCACTTAGAGTTTTTTCAAAAGCAATATACTTGTTTTGGATATTCAGATCATACTATTGGAATTAATGCTTGTGTTGAAGCGGTAAAAAAATACAATGCAATGGTTATTGAAAAGCACATTTGTTTAAGTAAATATAAAGAGTCACATGGTAAAATTTTTAGAGATACAATTTTTGGAATATTGCCAAGAGAATTAAATCAATTATCGAGAATAATAAAGGAGTAGATATGCGCTGCTGTAATTGTAACGAGAATAATTGGGAAAATGTCGATAGTATGAGAATTAAACCGCAAGGAATGAGCATTTGCAAGACCTGTGGCTTTTTGTCGTATCCAGACAAGTATAAATCCATTGAAGAAATCAAAAAATATTACAATGCAGATTATAGAAATCCTCCAAATTCGGGAAACTTTTTTTCAGGGCAAAAGAAGTTAAACTATCATCATGCTTTTTTAAGTGAGTATTTCGAAAGATGGAGCAAGAAAGAAAAGTTTGTTGTGTGTGATGTTGGCGCAGCGTTTGGAATGTTTCTTACTTGGTTTAAATCTGTTTTACCTAATGCCGAATTGCATGGAACTGAATGGGATACCGCTTATAGAAGAAATGCATATCACGAGTACGGTTTAAAGCTTACAGAAGATTTTGACGACACTAAAAAATACGACATGATTGCTTTATACAAGGTCGCAGAACACCAGATGGATTTTGATTTATATTTAAAGAAATATATCGATTGTCTAAATGAAGACGGAGTTATTTATATTAGTGTACCTGTTTGGTTTGATATGTTTTACAACTTTGGGCCATGTAATAACGATATTGAGTATTACTATCATCCAGACCACATCAATCAATGGACTAGAAAAATATTTCAATCAATTTTAAAGAAATGCGGGTTGAAAATAATCAAAGAAAATTTTACTCTTTATGATGATACTTATATGTGTATCAAAGGCGAAGTGCTTCCCTTTGAATGTGATGATTATCAAGAAATCAAAAAGAAAATGTTGGCGATCAAACAAAGTTATATGGCGTTTTCAGAGAAAAAGTATAAAGATTCTATCGAATTTTATCAGTCAAATCCTCTTGCATGGAAAGCAAATTACGAATTAAACAGAAAAACATTTCATGAATTGGGTATGCCAAAGATAGAAGAATATATTAATCAGGCAATTGCCGCTTGCCCGAATTCAGCCGAAATTGTGGCAATGTGTGCCGACATAATGATGAGATATAGCAATTGGGAAAGATCGATAGGCCATTGGCGCGACGCTCTTAATATGCGACCAGGTGCTGCCGCTTATTTATCTAATATTGCTAATTGCCTAAGAAAGCTTTACGAGCAAACCAAAGATGAAAAATACATCATTGAAGCTAGAAATGTTTGTAGAATAATCGCAAAGAACAGCATGGAGCATTTACCTGAATCCCTGAACTGGATTTATAACGATAACGCGAAAATTTCAATACCGGATTAATTATGGAAGTAAAAGAAATTAAAAATGTCGAGAAGCTATTAGAAGTTCACCCTTCTTTAAGGCTTTTAATCGCCCATTCTGCGCAAGTTATTCCAATCCATATAATCACAGGGCATAGGGGTGAGATCGATCAAAACAAGGCGTTTTTTGAAGGAAAAAGCAAGGTTAAATACCCAGATGGCAAACACAATCAACAACCAAGCAGGGCAATTGATATCGCTCCGCTTCCTTTAGACTGGAATGACACTAAAAGATTTTATTATCTGGCCGGGATAATTAAGGCATTTGCTTTTCAGTTAAATATAAAGATAAAATGGGGTGGAGATTGGGACGGAGATAATGATTTTAAAGATCAATCATTCAACGATTTAGCTCATTTTGAGCTGATATAAAAAAGGATTTTTATTATGAAAGAAATTAAGGAACTTGCAATTTTTATCTGTAAACTAGTAAACGCCATTATGGCTTCATTAAAAGATGGAAAGATTAATGTTCTTGATGCTACTAATTTTATCGCTCCCTTGATGTCACTCGGTGAAGCTCTTGGCGGGATCGGATCAGTTATTCCAGAAATCAATGCAATGACAGAAGAAACCAAAAAAGAGTTGATGGATCAAGTCGCTGCTGAATTAGAACTTGATGCAACTACAATTGAACCTCTTGTTATGGCAATTCTAGAACTTGCTCTTAACACTTATATGAGCTACAAGAAAATTTCTACAATTTTAAAAAAATAAATGTGGCGATTAAATTCGCTTACATGTTGGATCGGTTTTTGCCTTATTCTTTACGGCCTCATTACGAGTGATCAAAGAAGACGGCAAGACCTTATTCCAATTGGGATAATGGTTTTAGGTGCTAGAGAAAAAACGGAGAGGCAAAAATGGAAACTTCAATAGTCACATTAGTAATAAACCTGGTTAACAAAATACTTGATCAAATTCCAAACGCCGAGCAAAGAGAAAGAAATAAGTGGAAAGAATTGGTTATGGAATTTAACTACGAAATAAATAAACCGATTGAACAATGGGACGCTGATAGAATTATGAACATTAAAGATGAAATATTAGTAATCGGGGAAAGGGTTTCAAAATGAAAAATACAATGATTATGATTCTTTCTTTTGTAGTTATATTCCAAGCTGCCTGTTCAATGGGTTCTAAACACGATCAAGAAAGAGATATTTCTAAAACTTTTTTTTGGGCCGACAAAGACAAAAAAGGTGTTTTTAAAACTCAATCTTGTACTGCTTTTAAAGACAAGGTTTGCATAACTTTTCGAACTAAGAACTTAGACGTTATTAAAGATTGGGATTTTATTGTAAATACAAGAATGATTTTAATCAACAAAGATTTAGTTTTCCAAATATTAAAGTAGGAATTATGCTTAAGTGGTATTCAGTAAATGCAAGAACAATAAAATTTGAAATTTATGCTTTTGGGATAAGGCTAGCTTGCAAGATTCCCTGGAATCATTGTGCTAGTGTTTTTATAAGCATTGAAAATAAAGTTGGTTTAGCATTAGATGCTGCAAAAGAATTTCACGAAACTTCTTTAATAACTTGGTTGAGAAAATATAAAGTTATTGAAATTTGCGATATGGGCGAAACCTATAATTTATCTCAAGAAACAATAAGAGAAAAATATAACATAGCGAGAAGCTTACTGGGAACACCTTACGGCAAGCCTTCAATCGTTGCAATAGTTCTTAAATATCTAACTGGAAAAGTCTGGCCTGGTGGAGTAGATGGAACAGACAAAGTTATTTGTTCGGAAGCTGAAATAATCCTAGCGGAGGATATCATAGAGGCGCAGGGAATAGTTATCGAAAAACCTTATGACCTAATCACTCCAAGACAAAGAAATAAGTATCACAAAATGGTTAAATATAACGGTGAATTTGAGAATTACAGATAGGCGACCGTATTCATCCATGAAATAGATCGCCAAGGCCTTAATCTATTTTTGAATATTAATTATTAAAAGTAAAATTATCGAGTTGTTTGTAAACAATTGTTTGATTTTCTTTCGAAATGCGCTTCCATTCCCTCTTGAATAGTCCTTGTTTCTCCGATTTCTCTTAATCTTCTGTATATGGTGTGAGTTGATACATTAAAACATCTTG